ATACGGAAACCTTGCACCGGGACAATACAACGGCAACGCTTTCGGGTTGCAAGTTGTGGTTGACCGCAACTTTGCCAATGGCACACTCATTCTGGGTGACGCATCTGGATACGAACTGTTTGAACAACAGAAGGGCGCAATCAGCATTGACTCGCCTTCAACGCTTTCACGCACAATCGCATTCCGTGGCTACTTTGCAGCGTTGATGATTGACTCAACCAAGTTCGTCAAGGCTGCTTTCGTCTGATAAAGACGAACTAGAAAGACTGCAAGACCATGGCTGTATTCAATCTCGCTTTTCATGCGCGACTAGACAACTATGCAATCTTGCAGACTTTTGTTGACACAGATATCCAACCGCAAGACTCGGTAGTTGTAGCAGGAGCAGATCACGGCTTTAGTGGTACGCACACTGTTATTTCTACCGAGCCTTACGACTTCATTGGCGTTTCTGATGAGGGCGACTTGCTTTTTGATTATGACGTCATCATGGAAAACCAGTTCATCTACAAGAACACTGGAGACAACTTCGAGCGTTCGGTTGCTACTGGCACAGTCACTTTCACCCCAACTTGCTCATGGATTGTTAGCGCCGATGTCACCAGTTGGCTAGGCATCGAGGTTGCTACCGCTAATGACACCGCATTCATCGCTGTATGCGTCTCAGCGGCCAACTCTTGGGCGTTCCGCAAGCGTAGAGAGGCTGGCTACACAGACAGCCTTACAACGGCTCCTGACGGCGCAGCCAAACTAGGAACAATCATGTATGCAGCCACCCAATACCGCTCCCGTGGCGCTGTTGACGGCTACGCATCCTTTGACTCAATGGGCATGGGAACACCAACCATGTCGCTCGGCCAGATCATGCAACTGCTTGGCTGTGGAAGGCCACAGGTTGCCTAATGGCTGCAACAGGCATTCTCTACGAAGCAGTGAACGCAACCAAGACCGCACTCACGGCTTTGGGCTTGAAACCAGTTACCGACCCACGCAACGCTCGACCATTGTCAGTGATGATTGAACTTCCAACGCTCGATGCCTTCACATACAACGTGGGTGATATTCGGTTGGTCATTCGTGTTCTTGCTGGGCCTCCGGGCAACCAAGATTCAGGTGATTACCTAATGACAACAGTGGACACAATCATGAACTCACCAATCGCCATAGTGGACGGAAGGCCATCTCTCGCTTCATACGGCGAACAGATGCTTCCTTGCTATGACATGACCGTTGCCGTAGCAGTACGGCGCAACTAGAAAAAGGAGCCACCAATGGCAACAACAACATTCCTATCCAACGCAACTATCAACATCACGCAAGGTGCAACCACAACTGATTTGTCAGACCAAGCCAATGCTTGCATGATTACAGTTGGCCAAGATTCTCTTGAATCAACAGCATTTGGTGACACTGGTCATCGTTTCACTGGTGGACTCCAGACGGTAGAAGTGTCAATCACTTTCTTCTTGTCATACGGCTCAGCAGAAGTTGAAGCAATCCTTGCATCATGCGTAGGAACAGGCTCAACCGTTCTCACCATTTCGCCATCAGGCACCACAGAGTCAGCATCAAACCCTGAGTACGTTCTCACAAATTGTATGCTCGCTAACTTCACCCCAATCAACTCCACAGTTGGTGAACTCGCAACCGTAGAGGCCACCTTCACTGGCGGCACTTGGGTACGCGACGTCACCGCGCCATAACCAGAAACAACATCATGCAACTCACGCTCAAAGTCACAACAAACGAAACAACCTACGAGGTCAAAACAAACCTCTACGTCATCATTGCTTGGGAACGAAAGTTTAAACAAAAAGCCTCCAACCTTGCTACTGGCGTAGGACTTGAAGACTTGGCGTTCATGGCTTTTGAGTCATGCAAACTCAATAACATTCCGACACCAGCAATCTTTGATGATTACGTTAAAAAACTGGTTGCTATTGAAGTTGTATCGGATGAACCAACAAACCCCACCGTCGAGGCACCTACTCACGATCTCTAGCAGAAGTGCTAGTTGAGACTGGGTGGTGGCCTCCACAAATACCTTTTGAAACGCAAGACATGAACACAGTTATAGATGTGATAAATAAAGGCAGACGCAAATGAGTGCCACCGCATCTATTGAAATAGTTGGCGCTAAAGAAGCCATTAAGGCTCTTAGCAAAATTGACAAAGACCTCCGCAAGCAGTTCAATGCCGACGCTAAACAGATTGCGCAGCCTTTAGTTTCTTTGGCTGGTTCTCGCTATCCGGATACTCCCTTGTCTGGAATGAATCGCAACTGGACACAAGGCAACAAGAAAATCTTTCCTTACACCAAAGCCAAAGCCGTCAAAGGTCTAAAGGTAAAGTTCTCTACTCGTCGCAACGATGCAAACGTCATCTATGTCACCCAGTCAGACGCTGGCGCTGTGGTGCTGGAAACTGCTGGTCGTGGCAAGACAACGCTTTTGTCGGAGAACCTTCGAGCAAGAACCAACCGCATTTTGTGGCCCGCTGCCGAACAAGCGCTTCCTTCCATACAGGGTGAACTTCGAGCGCTAGTGTTGCGCGTAATTGCAACGGTAAATCAGGAGTTGAAGTAATGGCTGTAAACATTCCAATCATCAGCGAATTTGACGGCTCTGGCATTAAGAAAGCCATTTCCCAATTTAAAGATCTAGAGACAAACGGTCAAAAGGCTCAATTTGCAATTAAGAAGGCTGCTGTCCCAGCGGCTGCTGCACTTGTTGGTTTAGGCGCTGCACTCTTTGATGCCACTAAGGGTGCTATTGAAGATGACGCTGCACAAAAGAAACTAGCCCTCCAGTTAATGAACAGCGCTGGCGCTACCGATGCCCAGATTGCAGCAACCGAAACGTGGATATCTACACAAGGCAAAGCACTTGGCGTCACAGATGATGACCTTCGTCCTGCCCTTGCTCGATTGGTTAGCCAAACACATGACGTCACCAAAGCCCAAGAACTTGCTTCGCTGGCTATGGACATCAGCGCTGGTACTGGGAAAGACTTAGGCACAGTCACCGAGGCTTTAGCAAAGGCTGCTGGAGGTTCCACAACAGCCCTAGCCAAACTGTCACCCGAACTCAAGCAGATGGCAAAAGACGGCGCAAGCGCAGACGAAATGATGGCTGTCCTTTCTGGCACTTTTATGGATCAGGCAACAGTTGCTGCCGACAGTGCCCAAGGACAATTCAAGCGTCTTGGTATTGCCCTATCAGAAACCAAAGAGTCAATAGGCGCTGCACTTATTCCAGCCGTTGAAGCAATGCTTCCGTTGCTTACTTCGTTTGGTAATTGGGCGCAAGAGCACCCCGGAATTTTGTTGGCTATTGGCGCTGCCATTGCCACTATCGCTGCTGCCATTGTTGCTGTAAACATTGCTATGGCTCTCAACCCGTTCAGCATGATTGCTATTGCTGTTGTCGGTCTTGGCGCATTGCTTGTTGTTGCATACAAAAAGTTTTCACCATTCAAGACAGTCGTTGACACTGTGTTCGGTGCTATTGACTATTGGATTACCGAAGTAACTATTCCAGCAATCAAGTTAATGCTCACAGTATTCAAAACAGTGTTCAACGGCATCGCCAGTATCTGGAATAACACTGTTGGCAAAATTTCTTTTGAGATTCCTAAATGGGTTCCGGGACTTGGCGGTAAAGGTTTTGATATGCCAAACATTCCAATGCTTGCCAACGGCGGAATTGTCACCAGCCCGACTCTTGCTTTGATTGGTGAGGCTGGCCCTGAGGCTGTTATTCCTCTTTCCCAAATGGGCAACACGGGTGGTGGCATGAACATCACAGTGAACGCTGGTCTTGTTTCAACTCCCGACCAAATCGGTCAGCAAATCATTGAAGCAATCCAACGCGCCCAGCGCCGTAGTGGTCAGGTCTTTGCAGCCGCATGAGTACCCCAACTATGCAGGTCATGGTGGGCTTTCAGAGCACCACAGGCTTTGGTACCCCATTCCTTTTGAATGATGCCTTCTATGGCGTTCTAGACACGGCTGGCAGGGGAACCCTTGGTGGTGTCACCATGGTTGATTTGACCTACTTGGTTGAGTCCGTCAATATCACCCGTGGACGCTCACGCCAGTTAGACCAGTTCAACGCAGGCACAGCCACCATTGCTTTTGACAATGCCAGCCAAATCTTGAACCCAAGTAACACGTCAAGTCCTTACTACCCGTTTGTGTTGCCTCGATGCCCAGTGCAAATACTTGCCAATGGCATACCCATCTACACGGGTCTTGTAACCGACTGGAATCTTGACTACGACATCAGCAACGAGGACATCATGTATGCCTCTTGTTCTGATCAGTTCACAGTGCTTGCCAACCAATCTTTGAACGCTGTGACG